ACAGTGACAATAAACACAAACATCAAGCGAACGCTTGGTCGTGCGTATTCTCGACTGCTAAGCTCCTATTCGTCTCTTAATGCCATGCTCAAGGTAAAACTTGGGCGTCCAGCTGTGGTACACATCTTAGGATGTATATCACTTCTGGGACGGAGAGTCAACCTTTCAGTTGTCAAAGTGGTAATCACTACGTTAGCCGCCTATCACCGGCTGTACAAACATGGGGGGATCAAGTACCTTGTGATTTATCTCAAGGCTTGTTCTTCTATGCTCCAGCAAGTGGTAGGTGGGCAACGACTACACGACCTAACGCCTTTCGGGGCTAGGGTCGGTCGAACGCATGGGGGGATCCCTTCAATCATTCCCGCCCTTCACCGGGCTCGTATTCGATCGGGTGATACTTGGACGATCCGATTCTGGGCAACTTTATTCGGGTTATACCGAGTATTAGATTTCCCAGGAAAGGTGAAGATAAGTACCATCACGAAAGAGTACGGAGGAGATCCTCTTATGACTTACGAATTTAGTCAATTCGTATTCAACCACTTCACCCACGTGCTTAAGAAACTGTTTCATGAGGATGGAACAGTTACGGATGCACTGTGGTCTGAAGAGGGCGAGGGTCCTCTTGAATTCTTAAAGGGACTCCGGGCCAAACCGTTCCTGATTTCTAAGTCTGGACCCGCGGTGCGGGGTGATAATGTTCAGAGCGGGGCTCAGAGCACATCACCTGCATCTATTCTGGCTTCAGCACACACATGGTTACATAGTCCTCTGTACCCAATTTTGCGAAATTGGTGTAATATGACTAATAATCAGTGGGTATTGAACCGGATAGAATCTTGGGCCAAAGAGTTGTGGGTTTGGGAGGATTCTCTTCCCTTATCCTCAGGTGGACCGAAATGTCCATTTGAAGCAACTAATTGGCTTGGGAAACTTGGGTTCAAACCGGAACCAGCCGGTAAGGTTCGGGTGTTTGCCATGGTTGACCCGTGGACACAATGGCTTTTCGATCGCCTTCATAAAGCGATCTTTGGGCTACTGGAGCGAATACCACAGGATGGGACATTCGATCAGGAGCGTCCGATAAGAAATCTGTTTACTTGGAAAGAAGCTAATGAGAAGAAATTCTCAAAACCAATTTCCTTGTATTCATTTGATCTGTCGGCCGCCACCGATCGCCTGCCTATCGTACTTCAAAAAGTACTACTATCCCCCTTCTTAACAAGTTGGGGGGCAGAGCTGTGGGGTTGCCTTATGGTTGGTCGGAAGTATCACTGTCCCAAGACGATCAAGTTCGGAGATGGTCCTAAACAGACCGTTTCTGAGCTGGGATTTGTCCAGTATGCAACCGGTCAACCCATGGGTGCGCTCAGTTCTTGGG